TTGCAACAGTTGCTTAAGACAGGAGCTCCTCTTGCATTAAAAAAATTTCAAAACATTTCTCAATTTGCACAAAAACTTTATCAAAAAGAAGATGATTTTTGGAAAGGTTTTAACTTTGCAGCGGAAAGAGGAAAGTATTCTACTATATTAAAGAACGCTGGAATTACTGCGGACAATATTAATTCTGAAACAGGAAGACAAATTATAGAAGGTATAACTGGAAGAAACTTTGACGAGTTAAGCAAATCTGTTTTAAATGTAAAACAATTAAAGTCTTTAAATAATAAACAATTATATAACGGAATGTTAGATGAAATATCAGCAGATATAGTTCGTAATACAGTTCCAAACTATGATTATGTAGGAAGTTTTGTTAAAGCTTTAAGACTTGCTCCACTTGGAAACTTCATGTCTTTTCCAGCTGAGATAATTAGAACAGGATATAATACTTTATCAAGAGGATATAAAGACATTAAAAGAGGAGAACAATTATTTAAACTTGCTTCAGAAACAGGGAATGAAGCTCTAGCAAAAGCGGCAGAGGGAATTACTAAAGAAGGATATAAAAGAGTAATATCTGCTGGTTTAGTTTACACTGGTGTCCCTCTTGGAACAGCATATCTTGCACAAAAATTAACTGGAACATCGGATGAAGAAATGGATGCTTTAAGAAGATTTGTTCCTAAATGGTCTAAGAATTCTACTTTAGTTCCAACAGGTAGAACTAAGGATGGTAACTTAACTTACATTGATTTTAGTTTTGCAAATCCTTATGATACTTTATTAAGACCATTTCAAACTGTAGTTAATGCATTAAGAGATGGTAAAGATGAACAGTCTACTTTAGCCTCTTTAGGAGATTCTGCTTTTCAAAGTATAGCTGAATTAACTAAACCTTTCTTCTCAGAAAGTATTTATACGGAGAAACTATTAGACTCTACAGTGAGACGTGGAAGAAATGTTGATGGTAGAAGAATATATAATGAAGAAGATGAGATTGGAACAAAGATCTCTAAATCTTTATTACATGTTGTAGATTCTTTTACTCCAGGATCTACTAGTCAAATAGGGAGATTAATTAAATCCTCTGCAAATTTACCAGATGAATATGGTAAGAGCTATAATTTATTAAGGGAAGCTCCTGGTATATTTGGATTTAGAAGTATTGAAGTCGATCCAGTAGATAGTATGAAATACATGGTTACATCTTTTAATAATAGAAAGTCTAATGCTAGAAATTTATTTACATCTGAAGCCTTAAAAGGAGGAGACATATCTCCTAATGAAGTATTGGAGTTATATCAAAAATCTGAAAAAGCACGCTTTGATGTATTTAGAGAAATGAATAAAAATGTTAATGCTGCTAAAGTACTAGGTGCTACTTCGGGAGACTTAGCTCCTCAATTAAAACGTGTTAGTAAAACAGATAGAACAGCTATTGAAACAGGAAGATATCAACCTTATGATCCTTCAGAAGAAGTTCAAGATATATTTAGACAAAACTCTTTAAAGCTTGGAGTACCTAATCCTTACACAGAAGCTCTTCCAAGAATAAAAGCTTATCAAGGTTCTAATAAAAATATCTCTTTAACTGATGACAAAGAACCTAACTTTTCTTTATTAGCTCCAGTAGAAGAAGCTCCAGCTCGACCTGTAGCTCCAGTTCAACCTAATTTAATGAACATTGCGCCACCAACAATACCTCAAGCTAATCCTTTAGTTCCAAACATTCCAGTAGGAGCACAATTAAAACCACCTATTCCAACATCTACAATAGCTTCTTCTCCTGAACAAAGAGAAAGATTCAATCTTGCTTTTAACAATCCCGGTGATATTGTGCGCGTAAAAGATGGCGGATTTATTGCTAACAAAAATATTTTTAAAGTATGATAGAAGACAAGGTATTAGATTTGGAAACTCAAATGGCTATTCACGAAAAGGAATGTTCTCTTCTGTGGAGAGAACAAAGAGAAATTAACGAACGTTTATTTAAATCAATAGATAAGAATACGTCTACATTAGAAGAACTTAAATCTACAATAGAAGTATCAAGAGGAAGTTTAAAAGTTATTGGTTGGTTAATAGCTATTACTTCTGGAATTTTAGGAATTATTATAGCTTTTAAAAAACTATTTTAACCCATCGACTCACCCCAATTATTACCAATAGATACATCTACTTTAGAAGGAACAATCATTGAAGGTACAGATTCTTCCATAGTCTTTTTAATAACAGGAATATCGTCATTGTTAACTGAGATAGCTAATTCATCATGTATTTGAATTAAAGGAATGTATCCAAGCTTACCTAAATCAACCATTGATTTTTTAATTTGATCAGCAGCAGATCCTTGTATTAATCTATTCAAAGCTTTAAATGTCATTGCTCTTTTTAAGTAATTACCATACTCTCTTTCGGCTTCTTTTCTAGGTAAAGCAGTATGTACCCCATAAGCAACTGGTTCCCATTTATCAAATCTACATAATCTACCAAGTAGTGTTCTAATAAAACCTTCTGTTGCAGCTTTATAACTACAAGCTTCTGCTAATTGTTTTACAAATGGAACTTTATTGTTATATCTTTCGTAAAGTGCTTTAGCTTCTACTTTGTCAACTCCAAGTTCGTTAGCAAGTTTATTTATACCCATTCCATAAAACAAACCTAAGTTTACAACCTTTGCAATCTTTCTATCTATGTTAGCCATATCCGCCATCATAGTATGGAAGTCTGCATTAGGATCTGTTTTATAAGCTTCTAAAACTTTATCTGCTCCTTCTAGTTTAGTTAAACTAGCATAGTGCACAACTAATCTTGGTTCTTGTTGTGAGTAATCAAATGAACCCCATTTCTGCCCAACTTCTGGAAGAAACAAAGATCTTATCATGGGCCCAATATATGCATCCCTTGCTGGAATTTGTTGTAGATTAGGGTTAGACATTGAGAATCTACCTGTAACTGTTCCGGATTCGCCATCTCGCAATTGATGTATGTCTGCATGTATTCTACTGTTGACAGAATGATCCAAGATAGTGTCAATAAAAGTAGTATGCGCCTTATTAATTTCTCTCGCCTTAACAATCTTCTTAGGAATAGGATGCTGGTGGTTTTGTAAGAATATTTTTGTGAACGACGGATTGCCTTTTTCAGTCGTACCATACTTAATCTTAAGCTTATCAAAGATTTTTTGGATGTTCCTTGATGCCCACATTTCAAGTTCAACCCCTGTTTCTTTTTTAATCTCTTGTAATAATTTTTGTTCTTCAGAGATAAGTTTCTTTTTATAAATTTGTGCTTGGTCAAGATCAACTCTCACACCTTTCCATTTCATGTTAATTAACAAAGGAAGTAATTCTGTTTCTGTATTAAAAATAGAAACTACGTTTTGTTTTAAAAGTTCTACCTCTAATATATTCCATAATCGTAATGTCAACTCCGCATCTTTTTCAGCATAGGGGCCAACAAATGGAGCAGGTAGTTTCCACATTTCCCCTTTAGGATCTACACCCCATTCTCTAGCAGCTTGTTCTAAAAGCTTTTCTTCTTTGTGATCTTTTAAATAAATCCTAGATAAATTATTTAAGCTGTATGTCCACTCATTCTCATTAATAAGAGGAGCAGCTATCATTGTATCTACAATTCTTCCCTTAACATCTACTCCAAAATTTCTTAACCAACCTATATCATAAGAAGCATTGTGAAATACTTTTGTATTTTCTTCATTAGATAAATTTTCTATTAACCATTTCTTTACAATCTTCGGATCTAAGTTCCCACCACCTTTATGGTTTATAGGAAGATACATAGAGAAACCTTCTACAGCTATGGCAACTCCAACAAGTTCTCCATTGTTTGTAGCCCAGCCTGGGCCTTTTGTTTTTATATCTGGATCTCTTGTTTCACAGTCAACAGCTATTGTTTTTCTTAACCTTAAATCTGGAAGCACTTCGGGTGCAAACCATTCTGATTGTGGACTATAAAGAGGTATCTTGTGAGTTGTCATAGTATATAATGTTTGTTTTTAAGTTATAAGTTGTTTCTAAGATCATAGATAAATAATGAATAGCTTTTTTAATATCTTGTTCTTTTCCTTTTTGTTTGTGCCTACTTACGTATTTAATTACATTTCCTTCTGCGAAAGGAATGTTATTCTTAATAATATAGTCAGTAGGTTGAATAACCAAATCTTGATAATGGTTTCCGCCTATTTGATTTTTATATGCACTCATTCTATCTCCTACGGTAATTGATATCCGTTTCTTGTATGTGGCTCTACAATATGTAGAGTTTCTTTAGTTCTAGTGACACCTACATACTTGCATCTCTGCTCATTGTCAATGTCAAAGTGTAAAGAATTTTTTCTAACTCTTTGTGTAATGTCTTTTAAGAAAACAACATTATCTGCTTCTCCTCCTTTAGCACCATGGATAGTAGATATTTTTATTCTTGCATTCTTACCTATATCTTTTTCTGTTTCTAATACACGTTTCATATAACCAATATGATCATCACTCATTGTATCAAAAGCTATATACCAAGGTTTGTTTGCAACCCATAAACCATACTCATCTATCAATTCTTTTAAATCAAATGTATGCGCTGGATCTAAAGTAGGATCGTTAAACTTAGTCTTAACTCCATGTTTACAGCCAACATTAGAACTTATATGTTCATAAACAAACTTAGCTTCATTAATTGTAACCCTGCCTCCTTTATGTAGCAGATCCCATAGACCTATTAACCTATGGTATAAGTTTGCAATACATATCTCTCCTTTAAACTGAAAGTAATATCCTCTATCTATAAAATATTGTTTTAATGGTTTTAAGAATACATTGTTTCTACATAGCACCATGAATTGTCCTTTAGAAAAATCAATAGAGTCATAGTTAGCATGATGTCTTACATCTCCTTCAAAGTCTCTTGGTTTATATTCTTTTTTAATTCTTCTTGATATCTGATCTAGTATAGGGGTTGAGTAATTTTTATGCACGACTCTTGGAACACGGTAAGATTGAGACAATATAATTTGATTGTCACAAGGTGTTTCAATGAAATGATTTACATCTGCCCCATTAAAAGAATACAGAGCTTGATCATCATCTCCTGCTATATAGCTATGCTCACAGTTTTGTTCTAGTAAAGCAACCATCTTCCAATACAATGGACATAGATCTTGCGCTTCATCTATAAATATAAATCTAAAGTTTGTTTTAATTTTTTTATTAATATACGTTTCTATTAAATCAGTGTAATCTAATTTGCTATTTTTTTTCTTCCAATTAAAGTATTCCATCTCAACCTTTTTTATTTCTGGAATCCATATGGGTAAGTTTAAATCATATACTAGCTTTTCTACGTCCATTGTTTTAACTCTAGCTAGATTAATTAATTTCAAATGATCTTGATCTATTTTACTTTGCATATCGTAATCACTTTCTATTTCCCCATAAACATTAAAGCCAATACCACAGTCTTCTGAAAACTTTCTGTATTGAGCAGAAGACATTACTTGTGGTGCTCCTATCTTTTCATAAGCTAAACTATGTAGTGTTCTGTATTCAATTTTTTTATTAGGAAATAAAGCTTCTCCTCTTTCTTTTGCTTCAACAGCTGCTTTCTTTGTAAAGGCAAAGTAACCTATCTCTTCCGGAGCAGCATTATATTTCTCCAAACATTCTCTTACTATCTCAAGTAAACGAGTTGTCTTACCAGTTCCCGGTGGCCCAAATATCTTTGTTCTCAAAACGGTGTCTCCTCTGGTTGACTATTCTTAACGCTAGTATCCAGTTTAATAGTTCTCATCTTAGGATCATCTACAACTCTTACTCTAACACTAAGTCTTATATGCTCATCCTTTTTAATTTTAATCTGTCTTTCTTCTGCTTTAATAGTAAAGCGTAAAGTTTTATATAAAATGTTTTGATCAATCTTAAAGCCAGCGTTCTTAATATATTCTTCCAATACTTCTGCTTTAAAGAATATCTTACCATCGTTAATGTAATTCTTTCTTTGTAATAACACATCTTCATTCTCTGAAGAACTTGGCCAACGAATTA